TGGGTCCTCGGCAGGTGCCGTCTCTGATTCCACAAACCAATAGTGTATTTGTTTTTCAGTGCTAGGTAAGTTCAAATAGCCGCTGAATTGATTGAATTCCAATTTAGTAGTAAGCCCAGGTAAGCTGGTTATCTGATCATTTAGCGCATCGCTTGTATAATCGGTGCCACGCAAACCTTTAAACGATGAAACAGATGACAAAAATGTCAACATTCCTACAAAAAACAATAGATTCATCGTATATAGTATTGGTATAGATTTTATTTATTATGTATTATTTATTTATAATATTACGATTATTATTTTATTATTATTTTATTATATATAATGAGATTAGAAATATTTGTATTAGGATTGACAGCATTTTTTGTATATAACGCATATGCGGATGGAAAATATACAAAAATGCTACTGTCATTCAAAAAATACTACCGAATGATTTTTTATGTTCTACTTGGTGTAGGGATCTATTTAATGCTTAAACGCAATCCATCTCAAGGAAGAAATATGTTATTGTACGCGAACAATATTGTTAAACTTATGCCCATCGACAAGTCTTCATTGGACATGTTGAGCCCTATAATTGATTTTACATCAAAAAACGAGACAGACGAAGCTGGGTTTATGGAATCGTTTAATGGAATTAGTTCACCTGGGTTTTGCGGGGAGAGAAGAATAACGAGCTCGGGGAAAAATGGCACCAAACGCTCGGTCAGTGAGACAAAAAAGAAATACGTTGCTTCGAATCAAAGCTGGAAATGTGGCAACTGTAAATCGCAACTAGATCACACCTTCGAAATTGATCACAAAGTACGCTTAGAATATGGCGGCGGAAATGATGTTCAAAACCTAATTGCGTTATGCCGCAACTGTCATGGCAGAAAAACCGCAGATGAAAATATGTAAATCATGAAGATTTATCGCCAATAAAACGCGAACAAGTAGAAGATTAATTTTCAAGGAGGGCCAGCCAGTTTAGATTATTATTTTTATATTATTGTCTTATAATAATATAATAATATATCATGGAACCTACCACATCATCAAATACAAATGTTTTACCGGCCTTACAAAGCCCATCAATATTATATACTCTCATAGCATTTATAATTGCGTTGATTGTTGTTTTAATTTGTTTTATGAGCAAAGCTCCAAATCCATTTAAAGGTAGACCAAGTAAATCAGCGGAAGAAGCAGTGGCGGATACATTTGTAGTCTTATTTTTTGTTCTATTAGTAATAGGAATATGTTTAGTGCTATTACCAAACCTTAAAGAGGTCAAGAACTTATTTGAACAAATTAGCAATGTGACATATTTTGTTATTTACACAATTGGTTTAATATTATTTTTCATGATAACACCAGGAGAATCCGTTAACAAATATGCCCACATTATAGCCCCGATTACTATTATTGGGTGTATGCTCATGTTTTATATGGGAGCCTCAAGCAACTATGTTGAACAGTTTAACGTAAATTACGAGCGGATTAAAACAATGATATTGTTGTTCTGTTTGATCACTATTTTTATTGTTTATTACAATTCGGACCCAGGCGGGTACATTCAAAAATATTTCGGATATTCACTGCTACTAACTATTTTAATTGCCGTTTTTTCCCTTTTATACCTACTTATTCTTTTAACACTACCTGACAAGGTCGTTTCTACACCAACGGGATCAAAATCAAGTAATTTCCTGGATAACTTTTCAAAATTAGCATCGTATAGTAGCATAGGTTTTCTGCTATTTATTATAGTCATTACCATTGTAATCGCAAAGTATCCTGGGGGGTTTTTCAACGATAAGGAAATGGCCGGGGGCTCAATGGTTATATTGCTACTAATTTCTATTTTATGGACGGTTCTAATAGGCGGCAGTGTATTTTCAGGCGCGGGTGACAATTCAATCGCAAATAGCAAATTGAACCTATTCAAACGGGCCATGTTGGTTTTATTCGGGATTGTTATATCAGGCCTAATAATTGCATGGGTGGTTTATAATATCCAAAATTCCGCAGGAAAATCCGGCATAGTAAGTCTTGTACTAAATTTATTCGTCGTTATATTAGTGCTTGGTTTGATATATAAAACGGTCGTTGTTCGTTTACCAGCCGGCAACGCAAACAAAAACGCGTTTTTTTCAATGATAATGAATAGTATATTTTATATTCCCTGTTTTTTTAGCGGCATATTTGATAATATTGGTAATATCGTATCAGGTAAGGTGGACGCAAATACAACAGGGTCATTGTTAATGGTATTGGCTGTGTCTGTATTATTAGTTGCGTATTATTATACACCATCTGTATTCAATATAATAAATACTCAGGGTGGTACACAACTCGTAAACAAGCCTGTTTATACAAATTCGGTGTATTCGCTAGGAACCTATCAAGATCTAAATGGAACTGATAATTTTGAATACCAGTACGCTATTTCATTTTGGGTCTTTTTAGATGCGTCTCCTCCGAACACAAACCCCTCTTATAGCAAATATACATCCTTATTGAATTTCGGAAATAAGCCAAATGTCCTTTATAACGGCGAAACAAATACACTAAAAGTAATTATGAATCAGAAGGATCTATCTAAAATCACAAATAATAAATTGACGGATTTTGATGAAGATGGTAACAGAGTTATTTATACAAATGACAAGATGTTACTACAAAAATGGAATAATATAATCATTAACTATAGTGGCGGTGTTTTGGATATATTTTTAAACGGAGACCTCGTCAAATCAAGTGTAGGAGTTGTCCCTTATTACACACTTGATAATTTAACAATTGGAGAGGAGAATGGCATTAACGGAGGAATATGTAATGTTGTTTATTTTAAACGCGCTTTAAATGCGTCAAACATCTATTATTTATACAACATGGTTAAAAACAGAACCCCACCAGTTCTTAACGATTCAAACAAAACAATCTTATCCGAAAATATAAATCAGGTGAACACGTCGATAAAGGCGGTTATTTAAGTATTTCACTCACCAAGCCAACATTTATTTTCTAATTAATTCAATAATTTAATTAGAAAATTTCTTCGTCTATATTATACAATGAGCCCCTTAAGTATCGTGATTACAATTGTCGTTATTGTTCTTGTTTTGATGTTATTAAGATATAGTTTAACAGACCCGTATCTACTTCAAGGCATACAGGATGGCAAAACCTCTTCTACAATTTCGGCTTCATCTTTAGCAACAAACGGAAGTAATGTCCCCGCCAGTAATTTTGCTTATTCAGTGTGGTTTTATGTGAATAACTGGAATTATCGTTATGGTGAGCCTAAGGTGATCTTTGGCAGAATGGGCGCGGCGAGCGGACAAGGAGGAGGATCAGTCGCAGGTGTAAGCGGATTAGACCCATGCCCGGCGGTTGTTTTGGGTGCTGCCGAGAATAATATTTCCATTTCTTTAGGGTGTTTCCCGGGGATTGACCAGCAACCAACTACACCTGGAGGAACCACTGTCGTTCACACGTGTTCCGTGTCAAATGTTCCCATCCAGAAGTGGGTTAATTTGACTATGAGCGTTTATGGAAGAACATTGGATGTTTACATTGACGGAAAACTTGTCAGAACCTGCTTGTTACCTGGTGTCGCAAACATTAACAACAATTCTAATATTTACGTTACTCCTAATGGCGGGTTTGATGGATGGACATCTAAGTTACAATACATTCCTAACTCTATTAATCCTCAGGAGGCCTGGAATATATACTCTCGTGGATATTCTTCATGGACAAATATGTTTGGTGCTTATCAAGTTCAAGTATCTTTAGTAGAAAATGGAAATACGCAAAGTAGTATAACAATTTAATTGTTCGCAACTATTTAATTTTCTTATTTATTTAATATATATAAATGAGCAGCAATGGTACTTTTAATTCATTTTCGACAAATAGTGGAACTTTTGGGACCAGTGAGTTTTTAGAGTCTAACAGTTTGATAGCCAAATTCGCATTCTTATTATTAGTCATTTTTGCCTTTATTATCTTATTAAGAGTTGGTATTTCAGTCATGTCTTATTTTTTGAAGCCGAGTGAGTCGCCGCGTCTTATAGATGGTATGGTTGATGCGTCGCAAATGATCGTTTTTGAGCAAGATCCCAGCAGCAATAATGCGGTTACTATTTATCGTTCTGTTGATGCGACCAACGGTATTGAGTTCACGTGGTCTGTGTGGTTATTTATTGATAGCATAAATAAATCCGGAAATGCCGGAACATATAAACATATTTTTAGTAAGGGAAATAGTAATTTAGCAGAGAACGGGTTAATCCAGCCGAACAACGCCCCTGGATTGTATATTGCGCCGAACACGAATACACTTGTCGTTATGATGAATACATTTCACGTGATAAACGAAGA